ACAGACGGGTCATTGTCAGGAGTGGTACGATCGCTCTTGTACCAGAACTCCGAGTTCATCCCGGTACCGTCAGCGATACCAGGGAACCTAGCCGTCACTACGATGTCATTCCCTCGCGGGACGAACAACGTCAGCATATCCATTAGGTCACCTCCGCATTAACACTATTGGTTGTAACTTCTCCGTCAGCACTATTGACCGCTATACTGACTCCAACTATTTCCACATCTACGCTCGCGGCCGGTAGGCCCACATCTATCGTAACGCTAGGTGCAGGGTTCACGAACACTACAGCGGTTACTTCTGCCGGAAGAGCACCCGCTATGAATGGCGGCTGGATAGCTCCATCTGCGCCAGACACGGTGATAGACAATCCAGATACTCTGCCGATACCGGCAACCCATCCAGACGCCGCGCTCGCCGAGGCAGAGCTACCAGATATAGCAGATTCCTTGGACAGAGAGCCGTTAGCATTGCTATGCGTCGACGAGAAGCCAGCAACGGCCGCAGCCAACCCAAAGGAGCCTGACGCTGAGCTGACCGCGACCGCGCTGCCGGCTAGCTCTTCCAGAAGCGTTATCGCTCCGCCAGCCAGGCTTGATGTCGATGAGCTACCGGCTACCGGATAAGTCACTCCGCCAGCTACAATTGTTACGTTGCCGGAAGCCGAGGACGCTGTGGATGCTGAACCCGTCAATACCGCGTGAGCGCCGACAGTGCCGCTTGCAGCCGATACGGTAGCTGAGGAAGCGCTAATGACAATCTGCCGGACTACAGCCCCAGAGGCCGTAGATGTTGTCGTCGCAGAGCCGGCAATTACACCCGTTAGACTAAGGGTGCCGTTAGCAGACGACACGGCCGTCGAGCTACCCGCGATAGCCAGCCTAGCCGTTACCGCGCCGGTAGCGACGGATGCCGTGGACGAGAGCCCGTTGACGTCATAGGTCTGCGCTCCCCCGGCTATCGCCACGTTACCGGATGCAAGGCTGGCAGTTGCCGACGAGCCCGCTACTATCGCAATGAGCGTTATCGTGCCGCTCGCACTCGATACCGTAGCAGACGAGCCGTTCAGCACTCCAAACCTGCTAATGGTGCCAGTAGCACTAGATGCCGTCGCCGACGATCCAGCTATTGCAAGTATTGCCGCTATTGTACCGCTAGCACTAGACGCGGAGGACGCGGAGCCGGATAGCGCAGCAAGAGCCCCGATCGTACCGGCAGCGGAGGAAACAGTAGCAGATGAACCAGCGATGATAGAGGTTAGGACAACAGTGCCGCTCGCACTAGATACAGACGCCGACGAGCCAGCCAGCGGGGTAAATCTGCTTACGGCACCGCTTGCCGAAGAGACAGTTGCAGAAGAGCCATTAACAGACGCGAGCAGGGCAATGGTACCATTGGCGGAAGAGACAGACGCGGATGATCCTGATATAACATAAACAATACCGCCTGCTATGTCAGTTACCGCTCCTGAAGCAGATGACACAGACGCCGAGGAACCGGACAACGCCAGACTCATCGTTATCGCGCCGTTGGCCGCGCTAGCCGTCGATGATGCACCAGACAGCACGCCGACATCGCCGATGTACCCGTTTGCCAATGATACTGACGCCGATGACCCTGCTACCCTGAGTAGCAAACTTACCGTACCATTAGCGTTCGATACCGATGCCGATGACCCAGCTATCCTGAGTAGCAAGCTTGTAGTACCATTGGCGCTCGACACCGTAGCAGACGAACCTGCTATAGCAGCAAGCGCGCCTACGGTGCCGCTCGCGGAGCTGACTGCTGTAGATGATCCGGCTATCTGCCAGGTCGTGTATATCAGGCCAGGGCTGAACAGACCAGGAATAGCGATACCAGGAATAGCACTGACAGGCCTTGCCGTCGATACGCCAGCAGGCGGCAATACCTCAACCGCTATGACGCACCAGTTGTCAGTCTGTGTATTACTGAAGCCGACAGTTTGTGCTGCGCCTCCGCCAGTGGACGCGACGGTGCCCTGGACGCCGTTGTCAGTAGAGACGGAATTGCTCTGAGTTTTCTGCCACCGAACAGTAACTCCATTTGTACCGGAGAACACGCCGCCGCCGGACCCACCCCCGAATGCTGCCATGGCGACAATCAGCCCATTTGTCGTTGTACCTGGAACTGAGAGGCTAACAGATGTTGCACCAGTTCCAGTAACGTTAGTGCTAACTGGAGTACCTAGACTGCCGGCAGCAGATACCGAGACAGATCCGCATTCATGGTTATTCGGCGCATCAGAGAATGTAACGGAGACAGTATTGCTTCCTGTAGGGCAAGTAGGCCCGACAAGTCCATACAAGACCACGCCGCCGGAGATACCGCCACTGACCTGATATTTGAGAAATGGAACAGCAACGCCGCCATATGTGACAGCCGTGACAAGATTGGTGGTACCAGCGTATATCGTAATACCGACAAGTATGCCGTTGCCGTTGTTAACGTGCGTCCAAGTGCCGGGACTAGCTGTAAGCGTAATACCAGAGGCGGATGGACCTACAGCGTCATAAGCTACCATGGGCCACCTCCTCTAGCCAGATCACTAAGCCAGTCGTCTTACGACCATCCGCGAGCCTGTCTGGACGATGATGCTGTTGTTCGCGGTACCGAGCGCGATAGATGGATTGAACACTCCAGTCGTCGCCACTGATAGACGGCCAGTAATGCGGGTGAACCCATTGAACGCGACATGCGTAGGCGAGTTGCCCCAGACAATAGGAAGCCCGACCGTACCACTGCCGTAGTTGGTTCTCTGGTCGTTAGCCGTCGATGTCCCGGTAGTCTGCCATGCCGTACCGTTGAACGCCCAGTTATTGATCGTCCCGCTGAACTGGAACTGATGACTATGGTTACTCCCGATAGTCCCAGCCGGAGTCCAGAACAGCTCCAGCTCAATATCGTACGTGCCAGGTACAAGCAATGCGGCTAGTCCGGTGACAGCCGTAAGCGCAACGAGTGAGAAAGTCTGCTGCGCACTTGTCTGTGATACAATAGTCTTCTGCTGCATGAATGTCAGGACAGAAGCCGAGACAACCTGCTGTATAGCAAATCCAGCCGCATGAACTACCGGAGTAGTGCCTTCAGCCCCGCGCGTGACAGTCCAAGTAGCGCCTGACATATTGGTAACCAGCATGACCTCACTCGGCAGCGCCTGGTCATAGACATGAATCTGCGTAGCCGGAACTACATTGGTCACCTGTGGCCAGGAAGCGTACGCTCCGGCCATAGTCCAGCTCTCGGAAGTACCCGGAGCAGGAGCTGTCGTGCCGCCGCTCGAAACGGTGGTGGCAGCGAGAGGATTGGTGTACAGCTCGACAGGAGTAGTCATAGCCTTACCGGCTCCGTCATTCTCTCCAGTAGCACCAGGCTCATACCTCCGCGCTCGGCGCACTCCTTACAGATGGCCATTCCGGACGCCGCGAGCGCCGCGTGTACCGGACACAGCCATACCTGGCGCGTATGCTGGATCACTCCGCACACGCGCCGGTATAGGCTCGCTGGCGTAGCTCCGCATACATCGTGCGGCCCAGTCAGCGCGCTACACGGGTTCATGCGAAGTATGCCTAGGTCTGGAACTGCCAGCTCCAGAGGATGAACGGCCACCTCACACCTGACAGATAAAGCCAACGCCAGCCGCTCCGGTTCCGGCCGCAGCCTGCAGCGAGTCGCCGATGGCCGGCGTACGCGAGGAAGCGAGCAGGAACGCTGCTATGGTGTTCGCAGCCGTCCCACTCACCGCAGTACAGCATATGCCCCAGTTACATGTACCTGGCGCGCTGGTGAACGGCCCCCATGTCAGGATCGCCGTATTCCAGAGTTGAGACGGTGAGGCGGCTGTTGGCGCAGTCGGACCATAGCTCTGGCGCGCGTATCCGCTCGCGGTCGCGTACTCGTTAATGGTCGCACCGGCCATGGTGGTCTCGGTAGACTGAAGCACGCCGGATGTGGCCGCTGTCGAGAGCGCCATGTAAGTGGCTGCAGCCACTGGGCTCTGAACCTTAAGGAACACAGCGTTGAGAGCCTGCTGTTCTGCGTACTGGAATAGCTGACCTGCTGATAGGAGTGTCATGAGCTTACCTCCTGGAAATGCCCATTGAATATATCTGGGTCTACTGTCGTCATGCGGTCGATCCCCTTGGAGTCGGTCCAGTTGATGATGGGCCAGCCGGAGTCCTCATCGAGCGCGAACAGGGTAACCTCGGCCCCGTCCGGAATGTCTAGTTCCTTCATCTCGGCAGTAAGTTCACTGCCCCTGGCCGCATGACCGAACCCGCGCCCCTCCTCATCGCCGTATGCGTACGTATGCCCCACCATTAGCTTAGCCACTGCTACTACCTCCGATTGATCCGTCCGAGTTCCAGTTGTCTGGAATATGGCTGGTCGCGCCTAGCTCGCGAGCCCGCCTCATGATATAGCGGCGGACTACGGCGTGATCGCCCTTCGCACGGCCGACCGCCTTGATAGCCTTGTCGAGGTACGCGACGTTGGGTATCGGGAAGCGAGGTGCGCCGCCCGACTTTGATGGTATTGCCTTTCCTTGCGCGCCCAGCCGCTTCCTGCCTGCTGTGGTCTCGGGCGCTGGCGTTGCGGCCATTGTTACCTCCAGTACTCTTCCCATGCAGCTCGAGCTGCAGAACCCGACTTGCCTTTCGTTACTTTAGCCCAGTCCGCGCTCAGGGCTGCGTTTAGCGGGTCCTGAGTATGATATACCGGCTGGGCAACACAATGGCAGTAATCATGTGAGTGAAACTTTGTATCCTTCGCTTTGTATGGCCCACGCGCTGCGTACATCGAGCAATAGCTACAGGCATCGCTGTCTAGTACATATTCCCATCCTCGCGCGTGCGGGTCGCGCGGGAGCGCTCCGATGACAGTATCCCGGCCTCCCATCAGGGCAAAGCGCGCAGCGGCTCCACTCAGGAGGTTCCGCGCGATAACTGAGGCATCGCTAGGGCTCAGCTTCTGCTTATTAAGCTGGTGATAGAACGTACCGTTGGCCAGGCTACCGCATAGATTGCTTAGGTACTGCTTATCTAGGGCAGAGGGTGTCACTCTGACTAGCCCATGCCCGTCAATGTAATGAGTATTGCGGTAGAACCTTGCTGCGCTAGCGGCCGACGCGCGGTAATGCTGCCCTATGACGCCTTTGATATCCGGGCTGATGTCGTACCAGCTAGCCGAGAACTGCTCTGGGTGTATATAGGCATCCCACAGACGCCGGACAACATGAGTGACCTGGCGCCCGATTGCCTTCTGTTCCTGCTGGTACCTGGCCCTGATAAGGCTTAGCGGGTCGCCGGTCGCCGCGAGCCCTCCCGGTGTGCCTCTTGCCGGTGCCGGGGGCGAGCTACGGCCGGTCGTACCGGGGTCGCCGGTCCCCGCGTCTAGGCCCGGTCCCCCGGAGCTTTCTAGCGCGTTCCCGGCAGCCTGTATACTCATGTGCCCGGCCCCGGCGGAGCAGGTGCAGGAAGGGTACCTGGAGCTACAGTTGGCATCGGCGGAACGGCAGGCTGAGGTGGCGGTGCTGAACCAGGAGGCAGTGCTCCTGCAGCGCCCGGCGTTTGCTGAGCTGCGGACTGAACGGCAAACTGAAGGGCCTGCTGTATAGCCGCCTGAGCTTGCTCTTCCTGCCGGGCCTCTAGCCAGGCGTTGACATCGTCGGCGGTAGCACCTGGAATGAAGCGCCAGAGTTCCTCGACTGGGACGCCGAGCATCTGCGCGGCCTTGCCGAGCCCGTCGATGGTAGCAGCGAAGGCCCTGGCGCTGGTATCACGCCACATGACCTGAGCATTGGTATCATTCCAGATACCCTTGTCGCTCGCGGCGAGTCCTGTCAGCCGCCGGACGTTACGCCAGGGGTCGGTAAGCAGAGCCTGAAGCTCATTAACCTTCCGGTCTAGCCCATCCCGCGCGGCCGCAAGAGCTTCGGCGCTGAGGTTGGCGACCTGGCCTAGCAGATGGTACGGCGGGACCTGGGTGATAGTAGCCATGTGCCTGATATCCGACTCGCGGACATCTATGTACGGCTCCAGCCTAGTCTCCGCAAAGTCGCCGAACCTGGTGGCCGGGTCTTCAGCGGCCCACACCCTGTCGACGCCAGGCCGGAATGGAGCAGGCTCACGGCCGCTCTCGTCAGACGGCGCCATGCCAGTAATCCAGCGCTGGCGGAACGCCTGGAACTGTTCGGCCATCATGAGGTTGAACGTGCTGAAGTTGATCTGGTCCTGGATTGGCATGATCGGCTCGATCTCGCCAGAACAGTCCGTCTCGCCGTCCAGGTCTATCTCGTACAGGAACCGTACCACAGGACAGACGCCGAGGTCGTGAGACGCTATCGGGTCCTGGCCGTTAAGGTTTGGATCGAGATCATCGGCCATCGCGAGACTGATAACACCCTCCGGCGTTGATACGCCCGGCTGGCTCATCATGATATAGCGCGTCGACTCGTCGTACAACGTCACCATGATCTGCTTCTTGCCGTTGGTCGCGTTAGCCACGACCCGGACCTCGACCGCAACCTGGGGCCATTCATCATCGACGTCATCGGCATAGAACGCAGTCATCCGCCGGGGGCTTACTGGCCTGATTAGAGGGACGTTCTGCGGCTGCTCGTTGTCGGTCGATAGCTCGCCTGGCAGCACGACTACGTACGCCGCGCCGTACTTGATGACTGACCGGTGAACACCATGCTGCCTAGAGATCATGCGGTTAGCCCGGAATGAATCCCAGGAAACATCTGTTGTCTGAGTCGAGGCGGTTTCGATTGTCGTCTGGCCCGAGGGCTTGAACCCGTCCACATGGAGATTCTGTGATATGACCGAGGCAATTAGGGGCAGGAAGTTGCGCTTGGCCTTCCTCATAATCCAGCGGTACTCAGAGTTGGACCCGCGCGGCGCGTAGGGCGGGTCATGCTTACCCCTGATGTACTTGCTGATCTTGACTAGCCGAGTTTGCTCCATGGAGCGCAGCTGCAGAACCTGATTGGCAATAGTTGTCACATCACCCGGATCAATTATCAACTGAAGCTCCAGATCGTTCGCTTAGATGGCGATGCTGCCTTTTCCTTCTGCTCTCTGTACTTCTTGCTCGCGAGTACGAGCCTACGCGCGTGCCTGGATATAATCATAGACACGCAGCCGTCAATCTTGTTCGGTGACTTCGGTGCTTCCTTGCTTATGCTTATGCCCCAGCGGTTGGGCCGTCTCCGCGCGTTGGCTACGTGACGGCCTAGTATGCTATCGCCGTCATGAATGAATCCGAACGGGTTGGACTCAATCTCGGACAGCACCATCTCGCACGCCTGAGTAAACTCTCCCGTATGCGAGCGCATGTCCCAGGCTACCGGCTGTGGATCACGACCGCCAGGAACCGACCAGATTGACAGGGTATCATCTTCTGTGAATAGAGCACGCCAGGAAATCTTGGTTGACTCTTCCCACTCGTTGACATCAGCAAAGAAGGCCCGCACATTCCAGCGATCCCTTGCGGCCCGGACTGTATCGTCTACCTCTTCGATAGGGATTCCACGCCTGCCGCCGTCCGTCTCCCAGATTCCAATGGTGAACACGAAGCCGGTCTCGATATGGCAGCCGATGAGAGCGGTAGAGTCATTGATACGCGAGCCGTCGAATCCTAGCGCTATGTCATCTTCGTCGTCAATCCTGAACTCCGGGTCTGCCATACGCGCCCAGTGTTGCGGAGTGGTCCAGGCATCATCAGGCGACGTCGGCCAGTTCAGGTAGAATCGCTTGGATATGTCCAGCTTGGTCTTAGGGGAAAGTATGCGATTCTGCACGATGTCATCGGCGTCAACCCAGTATGCGTCACCATAAGCGTAAGTGACTCCGCGCTCAATGGATTTATCATTCTCAAAGTCGATGTCAGGAGGCGCCATACGCGCATCATACAGAATACGGCCGCGACCGCGCAGCCTGCCCTCTTCCTGGGCCACCCAAGCATCAAAAGTAGACTCAGCAATGGATTCCCTTCCCGGTTCCCAGGCGTTGCTCGTCTCAACGAGCCTGTTGCCTCTCTTGCCTACGTTACGCTCCAGTACCTCGGACAGCTTCACGCCGCCGTTGTTCGGCAGGAAGCTCTCTGTCTGGTCAAGGATGGCAAATGTGACGAGCGCGCCCTCTTCAGTGGTCGGGCTGCTCGTGATTATCATAAGCTGGCCGCCGCCGGGAACATGGAAGACGGTCTTGCCGGTCTCCATGTCATAGTCATCGCGGATACGCGAGCGCTTAGGCAGCATAGCCTGGATCATGCGCATCGTGTTGATATTCGCCTGGTCCTGGCTCGTCGCCGCGATCTGGACTAGTGGCATGCTAACAGGACGGCCGATACAGCCGCCGATCATCCGGTTGTCGAAATGATCGAGGCGTACCGGCGCGAGCAACTCGATCAGCGCCATGACCGCGGCGAACGGCGATTTGCCTGCACCCTTGGGATAGCGCCGCACGCCGTGATAGAACATCCAGCGGCCTAGCTCATCGAGAGCGTACCACCATAGCAGGAACCTGACCTGGCTCTCGATGAACTCCCAGCGGTCCCCTGCGTACTCGCCGTCTGGCTGGCGAAGGTACTTGGAGGCCCAGTGTATAGCCTCCCAGCCAAGGGTTAGCTCTGGTACACCGTCTGGCAGGGTTACCGTCCGGTCGCGCGGAGCTACCCGATTGCTCACGGCACGCGTGGCCCTCCGCGTACGATGCCGATGAGGCAGTAAAC